CTACCTTTACGCCATGAAAATATTTGGATTAGATATAAGCAGAAATAAAGAGGAAATAATTAAGGATGCCTCAGTAATGTTTGGCTCTCAAAATTATATAGCTACTCCTATTGCTAAGGAAAAACAAGGGGATAAATGGATTTCATTTGGTGAGGATAACTTAGTACCTCAATATTGGATTTCATTACTTATGCGTTCGGCCATTCATAGAGCCTGTGTTGTTTCTAAGGCTACAATGATAGCGGGTAAAGGTATTGAGTTTGTTGGTTATGATAATCTCTCTATTGAAGCAAAAGCTAAATTAAAAACACTAATAGAAAACCCGAATGGCACAGACCAGTCTTTAAGTGATTTGGTTTATCAATGGGCATATAATAGTGTAGCATTTGGTGCAATGTCTATCGAGTTAATTAAGTCAGTAGATAAAGGAAAATATACACAGATTAATAATATTGATGCTGCTCATTTGAGAAGTGGAAAATATAATAATTACGGTAAGGTAGATACTTATTACTATTCTCGTCATTGGGAATTAGTAAATAACAAAACTGAGAAACCTAAAGAGATTCATACCGTTGGTAATGATGAGCATGATAGAAGTGCTATTATGTATTTTAAGAAACCTGACCTATCCAATGAGTATTACGGTTTACCTGACTATTACTCTGCTATTAATTGGATAGAGGCGGATGCTAAGTCGGGAGATTTGCAATTAAATAATGTTAACGAAGGCTACCAACCTAGTTTAGTAATTAAATTTTATAAAAAACCAAGTTCACCTGAGCAAGAGGATGAAATTGTAAGAAGTTTAAATAGACAATATTCAGCAAGTGGTAAAAAGAATAAGGTTCTAGTAATGTTTAGTAATTCAAAAGAGGATGCTCCTGACGTTGACCCTTTGAAAATTGAAAACTTTGACGATAAATTAATTACTTTATCTGAGCAATGTGTTCAACAGATATTAACGGTAAATAGAATTACTTCACCTAGCTTATTAGGTATTCCTGTGCCTAGTGGCTTAGCTGGTGGTGGAGCAGAAATGGAAAGTGCCTATAAGATATTCGATGGCGTTGTTGTTACACCTGAGCAAATTTGGATAGAGAAAAATTTACAAAAGGCACTATACAGAATGGGTATTCACGTGCAACCAAAAATTATTAAACTTAATCCACTAGAGTAATGGCAATCACTAAAGCAACATTTATAAACGAAACTTTTTTACAACAATATACGCCTATAAGTGCTAACGTTGATATTAAGTTAATCGTTCCATTCATTATAACTGCACAGGATAAATATGCGCAACACGTTTTTGGTAGTGAATTTTACGAAAGATTGATGAGCGGTATAAGTGCAGGAAATTTGACTGCAAAAGAAACGGAACTTTTGCAATTATCACAACCCGCTATAGCTTGGCTTACCTTAGTAGAGGCTATTCCTTTTATCAATGTAGGAATAAGAAATAAAGGTATTTTAAAGGGTACAAGTGATACTACGGAATCGGCTTCATTTAAAGAGGTGGGAGATTTAAAGCAATCCTGTATGGATAACTACGAGCATTATATGCAGAGAGTACAGGAATGGTTATGCCTTTCAGATAATAACTCTACATTGACACTATACAATAATCCAACTAGGAATATGTATCCCGATCAAGGCGATGTATATACTAGCGATATTTATACAGGCAGAAATAGAACAGAAAAAAGTATTCAGAATTTTTTTAGAAGTATGTAATATGTGCGACGCATTAAAAAAATATAAAGAGGCTAGACTTAAACACGATGCCGATATTATTTTAGATTTCCTATCTAGGACAGGTATATCTAAAGATTTAATAAAAGAGGACGAAGTTGAATATATTGAGTTAGCTAAAAAAGTAGATACCTTACAGGCGTATTACTATTATAAGGGTAGATATGACGATAAGACTAGGCCATTTTGCAAAAGAGTTTTGGACTTAAATAAATATTGGGGTGAAACTGATTTGCTAATGATTTCAGAGAGATTAGGCTATTCGGTATTTTTATTTCAAGGCGGGTTTAATTGTCGCCACATTTGGCAAAAGGCTAGAATTAGCCGAAAGCAATTAGAGGCGGGTACTATTATTCCTGACCAACCTAAGACTATTCAGATTTGGAGCGCAGCGAATAGACAACAAAAAGGTTTAGGTAAATATTTTCCTTTAGCTTAATAGGTCTTTTCTGAGGCTTTTGAGCATCCTACGGATACAACTCCCGCACTGAGTATATTCTTGGTTAGGATTAAATCTAAACCGATATAAGCGTACCATTTCCCTTATCTGTTCGTGGGTAAATTTGTTACTAGTTACTCCCTCAAAAAATAACTTAACGTCTTCGTAGTATTGGCTATCGCTCATAGCTGATATATTTAGAAATGATTTCCGAAAGTATTCCCGAAATAACTGCAGAGAATATCGAGCCAGTATAAATAAGGCAACTCCAAAAAGCAAAACATAAAGAACAGTAAAAAATATACTTAAATAATGAATAAAAAAAGTTATTGCTTTCAGAGGTAAAAATTAAATCTTTAATTTTATCTGAGAGGTCTGTTTCCGCAATAATATAGCCGATACAGGAAAATGCGAGGATGGTGAACATGATTGATTCCATTGGTTAATTATTAATAGTTTTAAATCGTTTACTAAATTGTTTACTGAGGCTTTCGGTATGTTTATCCTAATAGCTATTTGACCGAGTGAGAGTTTTTCGTTAATGTATAAGTCATATAGACGCTTGAAGTGAGGCGGTAGGTTGCTTTCAATTTCCCTAACTACCTTAATTTTTTCAGCGTTAAAATCTCCATAGAACTTAATCATATCTAAATCCTCATCACAATTCTCGGTACAGTCAGCCATAATATCTATAAAATCATTCTCACTCTCTTGGTGTATAGGTGGCGTATATTGGTTGGTCAGTTTCATTTGTTGCCAAAATTTACCTCCTTGCTTCCAACGGTAATTATCTTTTAAAAAACGAGCAAATAGCCATTTATAGTCTTCAATTTCTAAGCCTTCGTACTTCTTTGCCTCTATTATTTCGATAGTTACGAAAGATAAAAGGTCATATTTTAATTCAGAAGAGTTCGAGTCTGTTGCCGTTATGTTACTGGCTACTGATAGCAACCATTTATGATTGTCATTAACAAAATTGTTTATTGTCATATTTAAACGAAAATCAAAGATAGTACATTTAATTCAATGGCAACCTACTCATTAAATCAATTAATAAAAATCTTTAGCGATTTTGCAGATTCGCATTTGCAAATTAACTCATTTGGATTCGGCGAAGTTTACGAGGCTAATGGCAACCCAAAGGTAACAGGAAACACTCCTACTTTGTGGATTTTTCCCACTCAGGCAACTCCTTTAGAAAATACCACTATCTACTCATTCGATGTACGTTGTTGGGATTTGGTTACTAAGGGTGAAGAGAATGAGAACGATGTGCTTTCAGATTGTCAGCAAACGCTATTTGATTTTATACAATTCATAAAGCATAACGAAATATTCGATATTAATCTTTCAGGCGATCCATCAATGACACCGTTCACAGAGCAATTAGCGGATGATGTAACAGGGTGGGAGTGTTCTATTGACATAGAGGTTAATTCAATCAATAGTGATTGTATGATACCGATGGGTAAGATTACTCCATTTCCTAATCCTTTGAATTGTGATCCTGTAATTGTTACTGATAATGGCAATGAAATTACTTTAGATGCAGGAGATACTTACACTTGTTCAGGCGGTGGAGCGGGTGAAGTGGATATATTAATTAATGGCTCGGCGTGGGGTACTTTTATTGCACCCGATACGGAGGATATTCCTGTAAAAAATACGGCGGGAACTAATCTAGGTAGTAAGGTAGGTGCTAATTGGGAAATTGGGAATATAACATTAACTCAACCTAATGGTAGCAATGAAAGTAAAGTGGCGGGAATAAATTTAGCCTGTACTTTGATTTCAGCTTTAGCTACTCAGGATTTGAATGATGACTTAACGCCGACACAGATTAATACTATTCAACGTCAGCAACCAACGAGAACTGGACAAACTACTTCATATAGGACAGGCGATGACGGAGGATTACAACTAGGAATTGGTACAAGTTTTTCTGCATTATCAAATAATAATATATTCGGAACTAATAAAAGATTCACAGATGAGTTAGGTACTGAAGTTTACACGAATAAGTTAGTGCTAGACCATTTGACTGGATTGATGTGGTATGCCAATCCAACGATTTCATCAAATTGGAATACTGCAATAGATGGGGCAGAAGCATCTACTCAGGGTGGGTTTAGTGATTGGTTTATTCCTAACATAAATCAATTAATTACGATTTGTAATTTTTCAATAGCGACAAACTCATCATTAAATTATTCGCCATTCAATATAATAGTTACAGGCACAACGGATAGAATTTGGACTTCTACAACGGTTGCCAACTCAACTACCAATGCTTTCGGATTATTCACTAATGGAGGTTTCTCTAACATTGGAAAAACAACTGCTCAATCTTATATAATTTGTCGCAAGTTTATTCCTTCAGATTTCGGACTATAAAAAAAATAAAATATGAATTATAAATTTCCCGATTTTAATATAGAAATAATTAACCCAACGATTACCGTTGTTAATGTTTCCGATAGTATTCAAGATAAATTTTGCATGGTTTCAATTCTATTAGTAGATGAAGCGGGAACAAAATTTGGCTTTACATTTCCTAACTTTTTTACCTATGTAGATAGTTGGGAGGATAGTGATATTGATGCTTGGGTGAGTAAAGAATTAATCCAATACGAATACGTAATACAATTAAAAAAATGACACATCACACAGATACAACAGGAGATTTACTTAGCGTTATGCTAGGATGGGTTACTGCATTTTTCGGACAGATGGCACTATTCGGGATAGATATGTTAAAGGCTGCTATCTTAGGAGGTGTGGGCGCATTAGCAGGATTAATAGTTAGGCATCTTTGGAAAAAATATTTTACAAAATGAAAACAGGATTTAAGGAGCGTTATAGTGATATTTGGAAGGTAGTAAGTGATTCACTTATTACGCTTAGCACAACCATTACAGGCTTCGCTATCTATGAGAGAATAGACTGGTTAGGCTATACCTCACTAGGTGCTATGGCACTAGGTAAAATAGGTTTAAATATTGCAGAGTATTACGCTAAAAAAGAAGCGTGATTAGAAACGCTAAAATAGATAAAAACCAACCTGAGATAGTACAGGCGTTAAGGTTGCACGGTGCAAAGGTTAGAAGCGTAGCGCAATTAAAAAAAGCATTTGATTTATTAGTATTTTATAATGGGCAGACTTTTATCGTAGAAGTAAAGGATGGGAATAAACCATTAACAGAGGGTGAGATTCAATTTAAAGAACTTGTTGAAAGTGCAGGAGTAAAATACTGGGTAGTTAGGAATGTTACAGATGCATTGGAAATGATAGGTAAATAGGTTAGATTTGCGAAAACAATAAGAAAACAAAATGAGAAAAGTTTCTTTACAAGGTGAAATGGCTAAAGAATTTTTAAAGAGATTTCCCAATACGCCAATATTAACACTTGCTAAAAAATTATATAAAGAACAACCTCTAGTTTTTAATTCTATTGAACATTGTAGAGATAATTTACGTTATTATACAGGCTTAAGAGGTTATAAATCAAAAACGCACGTTAAAGATAAATCATTAATTAGAGAAAAAAAATATAATTATAATCCTTTCGATTTACCTGAGTCGCATAAAAAGACTGCTAATGTGTGGAAACTTCCAAAGGCTTATTGTAAGACGTTAATTTTATCCGATTTACATTTCCCATATCAAGATAACGAAGCTATCGTAGGAGCGTTAAAATACGGTAAAGAGAAGGGTATTGATTCCATTTATATCAATGGCGATATGCTAGACTTCTACCAGTTATCGTTTCACGAAAAAGACCCTCGTAAAACAAGTATAAAAACTGAGTTAGAAATGGGTAGAGAATTTTTTAAAATGCTTCGTAGAGATTTTGCTGAGTGCGCTATTTACTTTATTCAGGGTAACCACGAGAACAGAATGGAGCGATATTTAAGAGTGAAAGCTCCTGAGTTGCTAGACGTAGAAGAATTTCGGTTGGACATTCTTTTGCGAATGGCAGAGTATGGAGTAGTAGAAGTGCCTTATGCTTCTAAATGTTATTTCGGTAAGTTACTTGTTGAGCATGGAGATAAAATGAGAGGAGCGGGTGGCGTTAATCCTGCTAGGACTTTATCATTAAATTTTAAAAGACCTACTTTATGCGGACACTTTCATAGAACTAGTTCAAGTAATAGCGTAGTTTATGATGACGATAATATTATGTGTTGGTCAACTGGATGCCTATGTGAATTAGAGCCTAGTTATATGCCTTTAAATAATCATAATCATGGAGCCGCTATTGTAGAAGTTGACCATTCAACAGGTAGATTTAAAGTTGAGAATTTTATAATCATTAACGGAAATGTTTACTAATGGATTTTTTTGAACTAAATATATTATATCAAACTAGAAGTTCTTTATCTGAATTTGATGACGAAGAGGATGACGATGTTTTAAAAAAGGTTAGGTTAAATAATGATGGCGATGGTGGAGAATTTAAAACTGACGTTGGTTTCTTTAATTTAATAGCTGACCCTATTATGCATTTAGAGCCTAGCTATCTACTAACGAAAGACGGAAGCACTAAAAAGTATTTCACTATTGTAGTTTTCGAGAGTGGGAATAGTGTATATGCTATTGGTAAGCCTGAGAGCGTATATAAAAAATTATGCGATTATATGAATAACATAGATGAAAATGAATAAAGAAAAATATATGATTGAAGAAATTAAAGTTCCCGAGTATTACATAGGCCTTTCAGGTCAAACGGTAGAGGATGTATTAAATGATTTCGATTTAAACACAGCACATCATTTAGCTAGTGCGACAGAGTATATATTTCGAGCGAGGCGTAAACATAAAAGTCCTAAAGAGGATTTAACAAAGGCTATACATCACCTTATTTTAGAATTAAAAAGAATTGAAAAAGAATGACAGATTTGATTATTATTTTCAACGTTTTAATGTATCTTATTTTATTAAATGATGAAAAAGTATTACATTAAGATAATTTTATTAGGTTAATGTATGAAAAAGACTACATATTATTTTGCTTATAAGGATAAAATTTATTACATTAAACTTACGGTGGATGAGTTTAAAAAATTGAAATTACCTTTGCATCCTGAGTTTATAAATGATGAGCAATTTGAGAAATTAAAAAAATATTTTAAATGATTAGAGATTCTATTATAGCAATGGCAGAGCAGGAATTGGGAACTATCGAAAGTCCTCCCGAATCGAATGTGGTTAAATATAATGAATGGTACTATCCAGAATTTTTACCGAATGGTAAGCCTCATCCATATTTTGTCAATTCAAAACCATTCGCTTGGTGTGGCACGTTTGTAAGTTATGTTTATCACTTTGCAGGTTGGACATTGCCTTATATTGATACAGAAATAGGATTTCATTATGTGCCTACATTATACCATAAGGCTAAAGCTAAGAGGTGGGAAACCGATAATCCTATCAAAGGCGATATAGTTATTTTTGATTTCAAACAGGATAAAGTTATTGACCACGTTGGAATATTTCATTCGTGGTTAGAAAAAGGAAAAACTTTTACTTGTATCGAGGGTAACACAAGTGCAGGTGAAAAAGGCTCACAGTCGAATGGTGGCGGTGTATTTAAAAGAGTAAGGAATGTTAGAGATGTTATACAATTTGTAAACTTATTAGATAACTATAAAAAATGAGATTAAAATTTTTTGATGATTTCGATTTAATGATTATAGCCTTTTGGTTAATTGTCATTTTTATATTAATGAATACTTTTGGCTGTGTGAGTGAGAAACGATGTAATGCTAAATTTCCGCCTACTATTGAAACAATCACTAATCACACTACTGAGGTAATAAGAAGAGATTCTCTTATTCAGGGTGCAAGTGTAACTAATACTATTTATAAAGATTCGATTGTATTGATGCCAGTAAACAAGTGGCATTATATTAAGGACACTAACGGAATAGCTTCGCTACGGTGGTATAAGGATGCCTACGGTAATATTCAAATGCAATGCGATGCTAATAGTCGATTAGTTGAAATGGTCCGCAAGGAAATGAAAATAAATAATAGCACTAATAGTAAAAAGGTTGTAGAGAAAAAAGTAGTTCCATTTTGGGCGTTATTAGTTATCGCTATTTTATGTTTGCTATTATTAAAAAAATATATAAATTTGTAATGTGTTTTGTTTATTTGTTTCACGAAGGCCACTTGAAAAGGTGGCTTTTGTG